TGGTGTAGCTGGATTCCACGCAACTCAAAAAGAGTTAAGCAACATAGCAAGTGTAATTAATTATCATCAAAATATAGAAACATTTGATGATATTATTATTTCAATTAAATAAGGAGATAAGATGCCCTGGCCCTACAACGAAAATGATTTTATGGAAATAGGTGACACTGGTTGGGTGCCAGTTGGAGAGGGTAAATATAAGAATATTTACACTGGACATATGATAGATGAAAATGGAAATGAATATGATTCTAATGGAGATTTAATATCCGAAGGAGAACATAGCCCTGAAGATGGAGATTATAAATAAATGAGCTCAATTGAAATAAAGTCAGTAGAAGAAATTGATTATTTTAAAAAACTTACACTAACTGAATTTAGCTACTCTAGGATAGACACGTATGAGATGTGCCCGTCGAAATATTTCTTTTCCTATATAAAGAAAGAGCCTAGGCAGTTCTCCGCACCGGCTGTTTTGCGGAAATATAATACACTCTGTTTTAGAGGATAATGTTTCCAAAACTGATCCGCTAAGCTTTCAGCGGACTTCAAAGTAAATATGAAGAATATAAAGAAAAGTTTGATCCGTCCAATCAAATTAGTGTAGAGCTGATATCAGCTGGCGATCAAATACTTGCAGACGTATACGACACATATGGTGAAAGAACGTTTGATGTATTTGAAAAAGAAATGGAATTTAATTTCATTATAGGAAATTACAGCATAATAGGGTATATCGATAGGGTAGATATGCATGACGACTATTTAGAGATTATTGATTATAAAACTGGGAAAAGGGAGGTAGCACAAAAAGATGTGCACAACAATCTCCAGCTAGGAATATATGCTTTAGCCGCCTCAATTAAATTTCCAGATAAGAAAATAGTTGCTTCCTTACATTATTTAAGAAGTGGTAGAATTAAATCTCACACCTTTTCCCCAGAAGATATTGAAAGAGTTAAAGAAAATCTAATTGAAAAGATTAATTTAATTATAAACGATTGTAACTTTACCCCGACAAAAAATGAAAGAGTGTGTTATTTTTGCGACCATGCTAAGAGCGGGGCGTGTGCAACTGGGGCTGGCAGATTAAAAAGAGCCAATAGATAATAAAAAACCCAGGGCTTTCGCCCTGGGTTATATTGTAATATGTAATATCTAATTAGAATTGAGCTACAGGATTCTGCTCGCTTGAGGTAATGATGTCAAAATCATTCTCCTCAACAAGCTTTACTGCCTCATCAAAGCTAAGGCCAAGGTCGGTAAGACCCTCTGCAGCCAGGGCATTGATGTTGTTCTTCATGCTGGTGAAGATTGTGTTTGTAACTGACATTGTATTTCTCCTTATGGATTGTTTACTTGAAAGTATGTTGAATATCAAGTATAATATAATTACTTTGACACATAAAGGATATCAGATAGATTATGCAAATAGCAACTCCCAACGAATATTTTTTCTCTAGGTCTGGATTGAAAAATGAACCCAAGACGAAGAAGGCCAATAGCGCCAAGGAGCATGCAGATATTATAGCTCCTAAGGGACGGAAAAGGCAACGCCTACAGGCATACAAAATCTGGGTTTAGAAAAGATCTTGATCTAAATATGAGGTCTAATTGGGAGGCAAACTTTGCTAGGATACTCAACTTATATAAAATCAAATTTGATTTCGAACCAAAAACATTTCCATTTCCGATTAAAAGGGGAACAAAATCTTACACGCCAGATTTTTATCTGAAGTCTACAAAAGAATGGGTTGAGATAAAGGGCTATCTTGACGACAAGAGCAAGATTAAAATAAAAAGATTTAAAAAATATTATCCTGAAGAGTTTGAAAAACTAACTTTCATTATAAGCAAGTACTCATCCGATGCAAAGAAATTTGCAGAAGATATTGGAATAAACAAAGTTATGTTTTACGAAGACATAAAAAATTGTTACTCAGATAAAATATATCCATGGGAAGGAAAGTGAAATGGGTTCTTTCAAAGAACAATACTATGCTCTAGAAGAGCACGAAATGCAAGATCTTATAGCTAAAGCAAAAAAGGGCAATTCCAAAGCCCAAGAAGAACTGCTAAAGGTTTTTAGTAATTTTTTAACTAAATATGTAACGATGTTATATACACGGAAAGTATAGCTACTCTGATTATGACATAAGAAGATTCCTATCCCTATTCGTAAAAGACACGTATGTCAGGTATGCTCTGATGAAAAATAAACTAAACCAAGCTGGCTATAAGCACGTTAATGAATGTATAAGCCGGAATACTCTATATGGTAAAAAGGTACTGCACAGAAGAAGATATTCAGCAGACCGTAAGATTGACTTTCTTTCAATGCATAAATAGATATGAAAGAAAGGATTCCGAAAAAGGACCTATTCCATTTAGTGCTTTTTTGTATAGTTATTTTTTGTATCTTTTGAAGAAAAATGTAGACACATTTTTGATAGATCAGCTAGGAAGGAAATCATTTCCCCTAATTACTCAGGATGATATATCCGGAGATTCTGGTGAAGAAGAAGTTCGGTAAGTCTGGAGCCTTCATAGACACCGCACAGTATGCTACAATGGACCTATTATTTTCTACTGATGTTGATGAAATGTGGGTGCTTGGAGAAGATACCCATCCGCCCTTCAATCAACTGACTGTCCAAGAAAGGCAGCTTATTAAGTGGAGATACATAGATGGAAAAAGATCATCAGAAATAGCAATAAAGATTACGGAGCATCCAAACACTGTGAGAGAACATTTATCTAAGGTAAAACAGAAAATAAAAGATATACTTAAGCAAGATGGAATGGAAGACTATTTATTAGTATCTGGAATAGATGATGATGAGTGAAACAATATCAAGCGACATACTTGTTAAATTATCGAATTTTCTTAATCCTCAGTTAGATGAACTTGTTAAAACATTTTCTTCAAAAGAGGAACTAGAAAAATATTACGTGGAAATACCAGACACAAATTATGTTGACTTAACAATTGGAGACATAGCATCGCTTGTTGCAAGATCATCGAACGTTTATGGTAGATCTGCAAGATTTGCTGGTATAGCCAGAGCTCAGTATAAACTTTTAGAAGCTCAATACAAAAGAATATACAAGGCTAATAGAATAGGAAAAAATGAAGCCGAAAGAGAGGCCGCAGCTGCTGCTGCAGCTGATCAACAGTATATGGCCCTTTCTGCCGTCGAAGCCATAGTGCAATTAGCCGAATCAATGGAACTAGCCGCAAGAATATCTTCTGAATCTGCAAGAAAGCTAATGGACAAGATGCAATCCATGCAGGTCGCTTTAGCCAGAGGAGAAAAAGGCTACTTTTCAGAAGAAGATTTTTCTACTTTTTAAGGAGTAAATATGTATATAGGACATTATAAGTCTGTCTCTTCAGCTTCAGAATTTTTTTCTTCTAAAAGAAAAGAGTTGGACTTCCCAGTGCAGGTTGAGTACAAGGGAGAGAGATACTTGCTTTTTACTACGCATATTGCGGCTACAAAGAGTCAAGAATCAAACATGAAAGCCAGAGCTAAAGAGCTAAATATTCCATTTGGAATTAAATTGAAGTAATGAACATAGAAGTTTTTTGCGACGGAGCTTCTAGAGGGCAGGGGCAAAAGAAATTCGGTGAGTCTTCCTGCGCCGCAGTTGTTTACAAAAACAAAAAGAAAGTTGTCCAATTTGCCAGAGGACTTGGGGCAAGAACAAATAACGAAGCGGAGTACGAGGCGGTTATAACTGGCTTATTAATTTGTTCTATGTCAGATTTTGTGGACCCAATTATATACACAGATTCTGCTGTGGTCGCAAATCAAGTTAACGGAAAATGGAAGTGTAAAAATTCAGCTTTAGTTCCTCTTTTAATGACTATCGAAGAAATAAAATCAGAATATCGTTTTAGGTTGGTGCAGGTTCCAAGAAATCTTGTTTGGGAACCAGACAAATTAGCTAATCAATTTTTGGATCAATTAGAAAATCTCAAAACAAAAAACAGTTAAAGGTGATATAATGAGTATCATGGAAAAAGTAGTGACAAAATACAGTAAAGATTTTAGGTTTAATAAAAACCAACCGATAATACTTGGCTTGGCTGGAAAAGCTGGAAGCGGAAAGACAAGCGTTGCAGAACAAATAGTTCCAAAGGGATCTATTGAAACGATTAAAAATAATATAAAGTGGGATCACATATTCTATGCACTTCCTCTCTATGAGCTTGCCTCTATCAAAAAAAATATAAAAGGATCAAACTTTAAATCTAGAAAACTGTACGCAATTCATGAGGTTCTTTACGAACTCTACGGCGGATCCCCAATAGGTTTCGTACCAGACTACGAAGAATTGGTTAGAATGGTTATGGAGATTGAATCTCTGCCAATTGAAGCAGAGGGCATAAAGCCAAGAGACTTTCTTCAAAAAGCCGGAGACATATGCAGAGAGAAAAGACAAACAGTCTTTGCTGACTGGGCAATTATGAAGTCAGTAAAAGCATTTAGATCTTTCTCTAGGTCATTTGAGTCTGAAGAGGAAACCCCAGCATTTTGCATGGTGATTTCAGATGTGCGCTATGCCAATGAAGCCGAGAGTATTCTCAAGCAGCCCAATGGAATAGTAGTTTGTTTTGATGCAGATCAGGAAGTCTTAAACGAAAGACTAATTAAGAGAGATGGAAAACTAATGTCCGAGGAGCAGAGCATGCACAGATCGGAAAATGAAATTTCTTTAGTAAAAGAAATGGCTACATCAGTAGTGTATACTGATGATATGTCATTGGAACATCAAACCGAAGTAACACTAAAAATAATAGAGGAGCTATATAATGCCTAAAATATCTAGAAACGCCCACGAAGAAACTAATGGATCACCAATCGATCAGGTGGTTTCTAATATGGCCGCAGAGATCAGTCTGTCAAGTGATCCAATTTTTATTTGTGGTGTAAATAGAAAAATAAACATAGGCAATTTTGAAAACGTAGACGTCTACGCTGGCATAACTATACCACTTTTAAATGTAAATCCCCAAGATAAAGAGGCCTTAAATGAGGCTGTCAAAGAAGCTGCAGCTTATGGTTTTTCCCTAGTTTCTAGGGAAACTGGTGAGAGATATACTCTTATTAAAGAGTCTCAGCAGACAAAGTAAATCTGCGACTTGCAGGATTACTATTATATAGGTATAATTAAGTACATACTTACAACAAAATAGAGGTATTTTAAAAATGTTTAAAAGATTAGTAAATAGCTTAAAGAAAGCTTTGTCCAAGTCAATGCCAAAGCAGAGCAATCCAGTACTCGCTAAAGTTCAGGAAGAGGTTGTTCAAGATCTTTTAGCTAAGGCAGATGAAGTAGCAGAAATAGCTGACAAGGCAGCAGAAAACATTGAGAAAGAAATTGTCAAAGCTGTTAAGGAAGTAAAGAAAAAGGGTCGCCCTTCAAATAAGTCTGCAGCTCAAAAGAAAAAGCCATCTACAAAAAAGACAGCTTAAATACTCAAATGAGAGATAGGTTTTGGTCTTTTATTTGGATGATGTGGATTAAAGTTTTTGATTTTTTAGATCGCCTTGATAAAAAGAACGAAGATAAATGATTCAAAAACATATCTACGTTAGTGGCCCCAGAATGGGAACCAACAATTTAGTTAAGGGGATCGAACTGCCCATGACTAAAAAGAAAAATAAAAAGAAAAGCAAAAGGAAAAAAAAGTAATGGCTGTTATGTTTCGTGGAGAAAAATTTTCTGGTTACAATAAGCCAAAGCGCACTCCTAGCCATCCCAAAAAGTCTCATGCCGTTCTCGCAAAAACTGGTTCTAAGGTAAAGTTAATTAGATTTGGTCAACAAGGTGTTTCTGGATCTCCCAAAAAAAAGGGAGAATCAACATCTTACAGAAAACGTCGTGAATCATTTAAGGCTCGTCACGCAAAGAACATCAAAAAAGGTGTAATGTCCGCAGCTTATTGGGCCAATAGAGTGAAGTGGTAAATTTTTAAAAAGGATTACTATGTCTAAGTATGTAAAAGTTTCTAATGCTCCACAAGAGCAACCAAAAGAAAAGAAGAAAACAGCAGTAAAAAAGTCTGCTCCAAAAAAGAAAGCAAAGGAATAAACTATGGCTATGATGAAAAAGAAAATGAAGCCAGCTAAAAGCATGGGTGGCAAGAAAATGAAGCCAGCCAAAAACATGGGTGGCAAGAAAAAGATGACACCAAAAAAGAAGATGGGCTATTAATAATGGCTGCTAAGAAGAAGGCTGCAAAAAAGAAAGCGCCAGCTGCCAAAGGAAAGATGTCTGGTTTGACTCCGTCACAACAGAAACTTCCCCCATTCATTAAGAATGCAATTCTAAAGAAGAAAAAGAAGAAATAAAAACATACTGGTCCATCATGGCAAGGAAAAAGAAAACAGCTTATCAAAAAAAGATAAGTAAGGTCATGGATGAGTACGGAAAAGGTGCTCTACATTCTGGCAAGGGTGGGCCAGTAGTTAAATCTAGAAAGCAGGCAATAGCTATTGCGATTTCTAGTGCTAAAAAAGTCAAAAGAAAAAAAACAAAATAGGAGAAATAAAATGGCTAAAGTAGAATGGGATATAGTAGTTCCAGTAAAACAGCCTGCTGATCTAAAAGGTGTTAAGCCAGGAAAACTTCCTGAATCTCTTCTCCGTCCAGCTGTTGGTGGCGGAAAATTACACTGGCTTTGCGCAGCTGCATGGGGCGCAATGGTTGAAGCTGCAAAAGCAGATGGTATAGAACTTAAGCCAGTTTCAGTTGGTGACACATATAGAACATATGATTCTCAACTCAAGGTATTCCTTGAAAGATACACTAAAACACCAAATGGTAATAGCACTAGAACATTTGAGGGTGTGAAATGGTATAAAAAGAATGAGAAGTTGGCCAGTTTAGCTGCTCCTGGAACATCTCAGCATAATACCCGGTTTGGCTGTTGACGTTCACACAGCCGCAGAACCAAAGCGCCTAAAGTGGCTAATTGCTAACGTTCGTAAGTTTGGATTCAGCTGGGAAGTTGTTCCAGAGGAACCATGGCACCTGCGCTATACAGAGGGCGACAATCCACCTCCAGCAGTATCTGAGTACATGGCCAAAAACAATATTCAAAAGCCTGCTGGAATTCCCGCACCAGCTGCTGGTAAAGCTCCTGCCGCAAAAGATGACGGTGGAGATCTTGATCCGGGCGATAGCGGTCCTCGTGTAACAAAGCTGCAAGAAGAACTTGCTGAGCGCGGTTTTTATAAGGGTGAATTTGATGGTCAGTTTGGTCAAAAAACAGTTGATGCTGTCACTGCTTTCAAAGCTTCAAAAGGTTTTGGTCCAGGTCCAAAAGCTGGCAAGAGAGTCCTTGATGAACTTGGAATTGGCGCATAGCCGTGGAAGCCGTAATTGTTGCTCTCATAGGTGTTGTTGGATCTGTTCTTGTTGTACTCGTAGAAAAGGGTAGAAAAGAAAACGCCAGAGACCATGGCGTAGTTGCCGATAGGCTAGAGAGCGTAAAGATTATGCTTGAAAATATAGACGAAGACGTCATGCACATAGAGTCTAAGTTAGACAATCATCTAAGTGACCATTCTAGGTTTGGTGGATTCGATATTGATAATCTTTCATTTAAGACTGGTGAAAAAGTAAAAGACAAAAAAGGTGTAAAGGTAAATAAATATGGCAGCAAAAAAAGATAAGAAGTGGATTCAAAAGGCTATTAAAAGACCCGGTGCTTTTACAAAGAAAGCAAAAAAAGCTGGCAAGTCAGTCGCTGGAATGGCAGCAGCAGTTACAAAAAATCCAGGCAAATACAGTCCAACAACTGTTCGTCAAGCCAATCTTGCCAAAACACTTAGAAAAATCGGCAAGAAGAGAAAGAAAAAATAATATGGACTGCAGCAATCCAACACATCACATAAAGAATCAAGAGCCTTGCAAGAACCATAACGGCTGTTCATGTGGTAACAATGGTCATGGACATAATCCCCATGATCATCACTATCACATCAATAAGCATAATCTTAAAATCTGGCTTTTGAACGCCGCCTACCTTAGTTTACATGCTGTGACAATATATCTATTAGTTAAATAATTTATTCTTCTTAGATAAGAAAGAGTCTGTAAATGGCAAAAGTAAATAAACCAACAAAACCAGCTTTGTGGTCTAGCGCAAAGTCGCAAGCTAAGGCAAAGTTCGACGTATATCCATCTGCGTACGCCAACGCTTGGGCTGCTAAAAAGTATAAGTCAATGGGTGGCGGATGGAAAACTGTATCCTCAAAGAAGGTTAAAAGAAAGAAAAAATAATGGCTGGTCCTAAAGGTGTCGGTCTAACTAAATGGTTTAACCAAAGATGGGTAAACATAGGCGCTCCCAAAAAAAATGGTAAGTGGCAGCCGTGTGGAACATCTGGATCTGGTGGATCCGGATACGCTAAATGTGTTCCAGTAGCAAAAGCTAACTCTATGTCTTCCGCACAAAGAAAAAGTGCAGTTCAAAGAAAGAGATCTCAGGGTACCGCAAAAAAGGGAGTTAAGGGTCAAGCGCCTAAAAATGTAAGCACCTTTAAAAATAAAAAAAGAAAAAAGTAAAATGAATGAAAAAGAGATATTTGATGGCTACATGCCCACAATATCAGATATAACAATTTCTAAAGAAACTCCGTCAATTACGTCAGATGGCAAACTTTTAAACGTACATTGTGTTACAATTAGAGCTGCGGAAAAAGACTATGTATTTAGTATTTATCCAGAAGATTTAAGGAAGTTATATTTTTTAATATTAAAAACACTAATGTAGGTTTGTATTATGTATCTCGAATTGATTAAAGGTGTTGATGTCGGGGATGTCCCTCCAACACCGATGATGCCGATAACCCTTTATCTGTCTACTGAAGAGGGTTTTGATTCTTTGATTGCCGTAGCAAAAAGATATGGGCATCCAGTTAGTTATATACAGGAGCAAGAAGGTAGGCTGATACAGAATATACTTCCTGTTCACAAGACTGAGTCCCAACAGATATCTACATCTTCAAAGGTAGAGTTGTTTCTTCATACAGAAACAGCTTTTCATCCATATAAACCAGACTTTGTTTTACTTCTTTGTTTAAGGGGTGACAAAAAAGCCATTACAACTTACGCAAAAGTGGATGATATTGTTTCTTATTTAGATGAGGAGACAATAAAATTTTTACAAAAAGACTGGTATATAACAGGAGTAGATGACAGTTTTAGAACCAGAGGAGAACCGGATAAAAAAATCCTTCTATCTGTTTTAAAGTTAGAAGAAGATGG